TTTCTTGTTTTAGATTTACAAATATACCTTCGTCGATTTTACCTGAAGCTGCATAAGATTGTAGTTCAGTCAATACACGACGGAAGTCTGGGAAATGTTTTTCAATAACTTTTGCTACAACACCTTTATCGTAAGCAACATTCTCATTCTCAAGAATATTGATAACACGTTTAAAGAATTGCATAGCAAGAGCTGGACGCTCTGTTGTTTCAATAGTAAAATCTACTTCAGATAACCTTGAACGAAGCGGAGCAATAATTCTGTTTTTGAAATTGCAAGTAAATATAAATCCACAGTTCGCTGAATATTCTTCAATGAAATTACGAAGAGCAGGTTGTACATTTGCTGCACTAAGATAATCTGCTTCGTCAAAGATTACATATTTTCTGCCTCCACCAAGGGAAACAGCACTTGCATAAGTTGAGATATCATATCGAAGAGTGTCGATATTCACATTAAGAGAACCATTTTTAACGATATAGTCACAGCCCATCTCATCGAGCATAGCTTTAGCGATCGTAGTTTTACCTACTCCTGGTCCGCCGGTTAGTAATAAATTGGGTACACTTTCGTCATTTACGAACTTACGAAAAGTGTTTTTCATTTTTTCTGGTAAGATTGTATCGTCAATTGTTTGCGGACGATATTTCTCTACCCAGAGTACTTCATTTTGTTTGTGTTGCATAGTTCACCAATAATCATAATATAAAATAAATTGAGGGCGGGGATAAGCGAATGCTGTATCCCCTGTTCTCGAGAAAGAGTGTTGGTCTTAGTCAACCAACTTGTCAGCTAATTCACCGGTTGCTGGTTCGGCTACATCCACACTTTCTTCTCCGTTAGGAGCTTCTTGCTGTGGCATGTTTTGTCTCAAATAAGCTTCAAGCTTATTCCTTAACATTCCGACACCTGCCAGTTCATTACCTTGGAACCCGCCTCTTGTTGATACTACATCAATAAGTTGCAGGACTGTTGAGAGGTCGTTCATATTGATTACGACTTCTTCTTGCTGTTGCTGGCCACCGAAGTTGCCTTGTACTGCGTCATTCATAGTTTCACCTATCCTTTATTATATGTTGACTTTGAATCTATTGCCACAAAGTAAGTGACGTTGTCCCCTTTGAATTCTGAAATCCCTTTTGAACAAATGGTAACTTCATAATCCATCGGCATTAGTTTCAAGTTATCAGTTTTAATGATGACTCTAAACTCATCGTCAGTTTCACCAATTTCAACACCAAAGTCATCTGCGTTGTCATTAGCACTGTCGATTGCTTTGAGATAACACTTGCCGCTTTCGCCGACAAACGCAATCTCGGTAAACTGAAGAACTCCTGCTGCTTTGAGTACTGAAGAAAGGTCACTTTCTGTTACACTCACAACAACGTCTTCAGATGGTATATTTATATCTTTTTCAGGCGGAGTATGAATCATAGAGATGTCTGCATAGACATACTTGGTTCGTCTCTTACCTTCAGATATAATAAAGTATTTATCTCCAAACTCAACGTCTGGGTCATTATACAAGCTTAATATTGAAAGAAATCTAGATAAGTCATATACACAAGCTTCGCTTGGTATTTCATCTGGGATTTCTGCAATCGCAATAAGCGTTTTTTCTGGAGTAATCGTCTTAATAGTATTACCGGGCTTTAACAAAACTGATTTGTTAATTGCAGTAAAACTTTTTAGGACACTCAAGGTTTCGTTAGAAAATTTCATAATATAAATTTCTCCTGATTTATGAAAGGTTTATTATAACATACTTTTAGTAATTTGTCAACCACTACTTATAACTCTTTTTACTAGAAGTGTTATCAGCAGTTGCTGTCACTCCAAGCTCTGCAATGGAACCCATACCACCTTTAAAGATATATGTTCCTGTGTGGTTTAGCTGCATCCAAGGACACATCCAAACTTTCAGACCCGCTTTACGGGCTTGCTTACAGAAGAAATAATCTTCTGATAAGTAACGCTTAGAATCTGGGTCAATAACACAATCAAAGAAAGCTGTAATTTCTCTTGTGCCATCAAACTGTTCGGTTCGTACATGGTCTGGTAAATAGGAAAGCTCTGGATAAGCATCACGGTATTTCTCTAATGCTTCTCTTGAGATTAACATAAATCCAGTTCCTGCTTCTTGTACTTCAACCGGCTCACTCAATTTAAATGATTGCATACCTTTAACTGGGTTGAATACAAAGTCTGATGTAAATCTTTCTAGTTCAAATGGATTCTCATCTGATTTACCCATTTGCGCAGCTCTAGCTACTTTTTCCCATGCAATTGTTTTCTTAGGATAAGGTCCTGTTACAATTGGATATTCTTCTGGGTCTTGTAAATGTAAACCAAGTAATGCTAATGCATCACGAGGATTGAATGCAATATCTGCATCAATAAATAATAAGTGAGAACAATCTGAACGTAGGAATTCGTCTACAATATAGTTCCTAGCACGTTGTACAAGGCTCTCATTGAAAAGGAAATAGTATTTTAATGGGATACCATGAGTAGCACATAACATGCTTAGATCGTTGGTAGCTTTTGTGTAAAGGCCCGTTGCTTGACCACCATACATTGGTGTACCAACAAAGATACTATGCTTTCTTAGTTCTTCTGTTTTAATTTCAATTTTCATATTTGCTCCAAATCATTTTCTGCTCTTACGATTGCTTGTAACCTAAGTACATCTGCTAATACATCCCAAGAACTATCATGCGCTTTAAATGTTTTATCCCATTTTTCTGTGTCGGCAATAGGACAGAATCCGTTTTGTTTGTTTTCAAAGTTAAATTTAGCATCAATATAAGTTCTCATATCACGTACCATATAGTATTTCAAATAGTTATAGAGATGAGCTTTACGACCTTGACTATCAAAAAGTCTTGTAATAATAATTGGGTCGAAAGCATTACCACGAGTCCACCAATGGCCGATATTTTCGTCAACAACTAAGTTGTGAAAATTTGATACGAACTCTTTTACTGTAAGGTCTTGCTGTGATGGTTTAATTTTATCACGAACTTCTTTAGATTGTTCTGACCAAAACTGAATTACATCTTGTTCAATCTCATAACCATATTCCTTAACTTGTTCTGCAACATTAAGCTTAAACCTACGAGTTTTATTGATGTCTGCTGGAGTATAAGGATTTGTAGTAAAATTATCCCAGTCAAAAATCATTACTGAACAGTCAACGACCGCACAAGTTGTAGGCTCTGTGCCCATTGTTTCAAAGTCAAGTACTAAATGTTTTTTCATGTCATAAACTCGGTTATATCTACAGATGAGTGACTATCACGAATACGCTGTGATAAATTGTCTTGGTACATAAATGTAGCATCTTCCATCGGTAATTTTTTCTCTATTGCTTTCTTAACCTGAGTAGCCATATCCCTTGCAGTTTTGTAAGGTACATTTTGGCAGATGTGGTTGATGCTTTTCTCTGGGTCAAGTAATTCATAATCTTCAGGAAGTCCCATGATGTTCATTGCTTCCCTTATGTTTATATATCTATCTTCGACGGGGTGAGTAAGAACATGTGGCATATGTACTACAAATGCTCCAATGTATCGAATAGGAATCACTGTTCCTCTCCACATTACTCCACCACCTGCTTTAAGTTTTTCATATCTTCTCATACATTTATCGGCTTCTCTATCAAGTCCTAGCCCTCTCATGTATTCAGATACTTCAGCATAGTTTTTACCGTGGTGGTGTATGATTTCACTTTCAACATTATACGATGCTCTTGTGAATGTTTCGTCTTCTCTTAATTCTGCTGCAAAATCACTATGAGTCATTCCGCCTTTTATTTCTTCTAATAAGTATTTGTAGTATGGGTCATCTTGAGATGGAATGCGCTTATTAATTGTTTCTGTTTGGAAATTAGATTTTGTTTCTAATAACAAGTCAGTAATGGTCGGCATTTCTTTATCAAAATACTCAAATACCGGTACCTTATTTTTAAATACATCTTTTTTCCAAAAGAAATAAAACGATCGCCTACGAACTTGAGGATTACCATGTAGTAATGTTTTCGTAGTATAAATTGTCATGTTATAACCAGCTTCTTGCCCAATTTCCATAAGCTTCTTTTTCATAAATGCACCAACATTGGTAGCAAGAGCAGGAGCGTTTTCACCCCATAAAACTTTAGGAGCAATCTCATTGAGTACAAATTTTGTAGATTTTACAAGCCATTGGTTATTTGGATTCTGTTCACCATAAGAATTGTGATAACTACTCAAACCTGCACAAGGACATACTGACGATACCACATCAACTTTCTTATATCGCTTAGGTGCATTCTCGCCATCAACAACGTGATATGGAATATCGTGGTCGTGTTCTTTATAATAATTTAACAAATGCTTTTCATTACCTTCAAATCCGCCGTATGTCATTAAATACTCAGGCTTCTGTCCGTAAGCTTCGTCAGATGCTAATATCTCCCCTCCAATCAGTGGGATAATTCCTGCATGTTTCATTCTACTACTCCTAAAAGCTCACTTCTTTGTGTTGCTTTATCTAGTGGGTGGTTATCATAAAGACATTCTTTTTGAGCCTTACCCAGTCTTGTTAATTCTTCAACAGACATATTCTCAACACTCTCAATTGTATTTCCAACATATGCCTCCCCGTAAATTGCACCTTCTGCATCTGAACATACAAGTACTGACTCTACATCAGCAACCTGTTGAACACGAGAGCGCCACCAACCAGAACCTGCATGATAATATTCAGGCATCATGCAACCCCAGTTCTCATTATAAATTTTGCACATCTCAGGCTCTTTAACTCTATATGTTTCAATGCCTTTAGTTTGTTTTGTTTCTCGTCTTGGGCCAAAGTTTAATACATCCCATGTTGGCTTCTGTTTGTTAAACCAACCCATAGTTTTACTTTGAACAATAGATGAGAATATCCACCTGAGTTTTTTCTCATCGGGTGGAAGAATAATTGGCTCATCATCAAAGAATCCAAGTAATCCAGCATCTTCGCCATAATTATTTTCTGGTCTACGATTAAGGTTATAAGGATTTGGATTATAATTGATAATCTTACCTTTATAATCAATTTTAAATTTGTCGTTGTCACCACCAGCAAATGTACATAAAATCAAGTCATTCTGTTTTTGATTTACAATATTACATGCTTCAATGAACGTATCAATATGTTTACCCATATCTTCAAGTGGAGTGTCACCTTTATATAGATTTGCTAGGTATGTATTTGTTCCATAGTCAAAGAATGGTTTGCCCGATTCTTTATGAGCAATAAGATTTTCTTCATACAATTTAAATGAGATGAATACTTCACGCACTTGCCAATCATCGTTAGCAAGAATTGCATCAGGTCTTGCTGTCAATGCATATAAAGCGTCGAAAGCATGGTGAGCAAAAGATTTAACAGATGAAAGATAGATAATAACTTTATCATATCCGCTAAGGTCTTCGCCAATTGATACTGTTCGTTGTTCAATCTCGTGGCCCATATCTTCAAGGCATCGAATTAAACTGTAATGTGAGTTTAGAATTTTGAGCTCTTTACCAAGATAGTAATCTTTAGTACATTGCTCTTTGTTAAACCCTGTGATTAAGATTTTCATAATATCTCCATTCTATAGTTTGGATTCCCACTCCAAAAACTTTTGTTCGTCAAATAATTTAGTACCTCCAGCTGTGGTTATGTGCTGAATGTATTTACCCTTTTTACCCCAGTGACCCCATTCGTTACTAATGCTTGTGTATTTACCATAATGGTTACCGACTAGGACATTAAACAATGATTGGTCATGCTGTGGTTGAGGCACATCGAGTTGTGCTCTCCAGTGGTCTTTTGTTGCTTCGTAATATTTTCTATCAAATAAAACTGTACCTGAGCAAAAGTATATATGCTCATCAGGTATTCCTAAGCGTTCGTTAAATCTTTTTTGTTTTGCAGCTGCTGCTTCTGTATTGTAGCCATAATCCATCATTGCTGAAAATTCATCGTTCTCAAATAAGTTAGGACAAATTTTAGTAATAATAGCATCACTATCCAAGTACATAATTTTATCGTACCCTTGCTCGAATAGTTTGTAAATATAAAGTTTATGATAAGCAGGTGAGTATTGGCTACCTAACCACTCATCTGTTGTAAGTCTGAAATACTCTGCATCATGTTGCATCGCATAAGCTTTTGCTCGTTGTGCTGAGTAATCGTAAAGTTCTTGTGCGTAATGAAATTTTTTCTTGCCTTCTGAACGACCGCCATTCGGCTTTATCTGCACTTGAAAAACAAGGTTCTTTTCAATTTTACTCATAATGTAATCACCTAATTAATTGTATATTATAACATGTTTTTATTGGAATGTACACAATTATTTATGAAAATTTTACAGTGTAATTTCGCTGGCGTCATATATCGACCAAGCAACTCCTGCTTCTAAAAACATATTTGATGTTTTAGTAAAGGAACTCTTCCAATTATCTGGTACATCTTCTGCTGCCATAACAGTTCTTACACATCCTACTTGAATTATGCCTTTTGCACATTCATGGCAAATTGGTAAACCCCAAACGTATGCAGTTGCACCACGAAGAGATTGACCATGAGCTGTGGCATTGTATATACCATTCATTTCTGCATGAGATACTAACTCATACTTAAGCTCTCTATCGTTGTATCGTTCTTCTGTATCTTCGATACCTCGTGGAAAGCCATTATAACCTGTAGAGACGATTCTACGATTGACAACATAGACAGCACCTATTTGTTTAGATGGGTCTTTACTCCATGTAGAAACTTCTCTTGCTAATCTTAAAAATCTTATATCCCATTTATCTGGCACTAATAAGTTCCTCAATAAAGTTGAAGTGTCTTTCGTAAACATGGAAGTTGGATGCTGTCCATATCAAATTACCACATTGAACACCGAGTTCATATGCAAGTTTATGTTGAACGCTTCTTGCCCATGCTTTATCATTGTTATAACCAAAGACTGCATCGTTCGAACGCATCAGATAATGAGATTCAAGTTGACCATCGCGAATATAAAATGTATTTGCATATGTACACATAAAGTCATTCATGCCATCGCGAGACATATCGACATGCATACTTGGTCTATTGTATATCATAGTGGCTCTACGTGAATTTGGATTGTTTTTCAGTTCACGCAAAACATGTTTATATTGGTTACCATTATCTTCAGAATAAATGCACCAGCCGTAATTAGAATTAATCTCACCTTCTGTTGATGCAATTGATTTCCATATCTGAGGAGTTTCTCCAGGAATATCGTTTACATTAAGCGATTGAGATTCATACCATTCCAATTCACGTTCGATGTACTCATAGGCTGGTTTACGAATAACATAGTCTTCGTCTGCAATAAATGTTGCACCAATGATTTCAATAGTTTTAGCACCTGTTCTGTCGATTACAAAATCTTCATCAAGGTACTTATCAATAATCAGTTGTCTTATGTTACCAACTGTTAACATTAAATACTCTCCAGCAATGCTTCCATATCTTCAACTTCAGTTACTACTGAGCTGATATTTTGTTTGTGAAAAACTCTTGCAGCTTTTCGTAGTGTTGCTTTTGGGATATCAACATCATCTGCTAATGCATCAATTGCATCTTTTTGGAATGCTCTTTCGCCTTCCATTCTTACATATGAATTGCTAATTTCTTCAAATGCACCACGTATGCGTTTTTTATCTTCTTCGCTTGAAGGTATAATGATATTACTCATCTCTATTTCTCCTGTTAAATACATCATGACGAGGGTCTTGGCCTGGAATCATATGTCGAGCATATGCAACAAAGAAACTCGAATAGTTAATTAAGTCTTTAGCTGAATCTTCAAGCGATTCAAAGTTGGGTTCGTAATCATCAGATTGCATGGCTTCCATGACAGATTTCATGCGGAGCATTTTAGCGTGCATGATGTCATGGATTGTGGTTAAGCCATTAGGATAATAGTCCGCTTGGGAAACGGACGAATTAGGATTCTGATAATCACGAGATTTTTGTTCTTGTAAGTCAATGCATTCTTGCAAGACGTTTACAGATTCTCGGGACATAGTTTTCACCTTTTTCATAATTTAAAGTGTTATTATAACACGTTGTGTAAGTTTTGTCAACCTTTTTATACAACTTTTGGTGGCACTGGCTTAGCAAAATGATTGTTTACATTTAAGAGTTTGTCTTCAGCTTCAGATAATAGCTCTAACTCTTTGTCAATCGTTTCAATAACACCAGGATGTTCTGCAACACCTACGCCATTCTCAAGCATAACAGTAATATTTGCTTTATGCTCAGCAATTGCAGCTTGATACTTAGCGATCAAAGCTTGTAAAATTGTTTCTCTCAGTTCTTTCATGATATACTCCTATAAGTCTGAAAATTTGCCGTGATTACCTTCATGCGAAGGTGGGTACCAATCATCGGGCTTAATTAAATCTGGTACTCCAAGTGGATTAGGGCGAGATGGCTTTTCACCTACCTCTTTGTTCATATTAGCTTTAAGAACTTCGTCCCAAGCTTTATAAGGGTCGACACCGAAAGCATCGAGTGTGCCTATGGCAACAACACATAGGTCAATTAATCCATCTACAATTTCTTCTGCATCATTTTCAGATACAGCTTTACGAGTTTCTTCTAGTTCTTCATTGAGAAAGTCAACACG